GTTTGCCAATCACCATCTTGAGCTGTTTCATTCAATACGTCATTCAATACTGAGTTTTTTGTAAATGACTTTTTCTCAACTATTTTTTTAGGTTGTGGTTGAGATTGAGTTGGTTGCTTCAATTCAGTTATTACTTCTTTGATAGCCATCGCAACTTCTTCCCTAACGATTTGTCTGATTATAGTTTTTATGTTTGTTTTTTTCTTTTTCATATTGACCTCTTTTTTTATTCTTCAATAAAGTGTTTATTACTTATAATGGATTCTATTTTTGTTTTAACAGATTGAATATCGGGTTCAGTTATTGGTAAAATATTTTGTGGACCAATTTGAGTCATCACTTGCATTTTTGAAAATATATCTACAATGTCATTTAATACTTCTTGTAATTTTTTACCTAACACCAAATTATCCATATTTGTTTTAAATGGATTTCCTAAAAATGTTGTATTTGAATCTATGACTAAATTTTTATTTGTTGTGATAGTTAAATGTCTTTTAGTTCCAATATGTATATCTTTATTAGATGATAAAAATATATCATCTAATTTTGAATTTATAGTTATTCTATCAGAGTGAAATAACATTTGATTACCACTATAATCATAAATTAATTCTGTAGGGTCTTGGTCATTGTTTACATTTGAAACCACGCTACCCATAGTTCTATCTAGACTTGTTTCATTTCCAATAACTAAGTCTGAAGCTAATTGAAAACCAAGTAATGTATTTTCATTATCATCAACATAACCCCCAAAGTGTTGTTGTAAAGTTCCGTTTGATGTTATACTTATTAAACTACCATCACCTATTGATTCAAATTGATTTAAAGGAGCTCTACCATTAGATAAAAATACATATGGATTATCACTTCTACTACCAACACGAATACTGTTCCCATGTCTACCCTCAATTATATAATCACCTGTTGTTTCAAAAACCGCCTTACCATAATCTAAATCTTCTTTTCTTACTTTAACTAATCTTTTAAAAATTGTTTGTTTATTAAAATTAGGACTTGAATCATCGGAGAAAATAGTCCTTTTAACTTTTGATAACCCCTTAATTATAGCTGGTATTCTTTCTTGTCTTTTAGTTGGTCTTGGTTCATTGTTCCAAGTTGGATTATTATCTAATGTATTTAATGGCCCTAAATAATAATTAATTTTATTAATAGTACACAATAATACGGGGTCACCTTTTGATGGAATATCATTCATACCCCTAAACAATGGATAATATCTATAATCCTCATTAGCATTAGCTTTATTCTTTATAGGTTTATTAGAAACATGAGGTAGAGCTATAATTGTGTTTATACTTTGTTCACCAGTATACCTTAAACTTTCGTGTGAATGTACAACATCAACCACATAACCAGGTACAAATTGTAAATAAAAAGGTACTGGATACTCTTTACCAGCGAATCCTTTTATCGTTTTTCCAGGTATTGTTTTAAACAAAGAACTCATTTAACTCTCCGAAAATCCTTTTTGAATTGTTTTATCTTTTATTGTCTCTAATCTATGACTTTCTTTTTCCAAATCAGCTACAGTATCTTGAAGCGTTCCCATTAATTCTGCCTTTTCTTCATCACTTAATAACATTGATTCATCTGATTCACCTTGTGATTTAGAAATGATTCTTTGTAATACACCAGCAAGTTTTACCAAATGTTCATCATTACGAACAGCTGTATCCATATATTCTTTAATTATAGGAGCAACTAAAACCACATCATCAATAGTTGTTATAAATCCGTGTATTTCTGATATTAACAAATCGATTTGAGTTTTACGCTTTGTAGTGTTTTCGTATATATCTTTTGTTAAATCTTGAAAGGTTTTACCTTCGAATATTTCATTTTTCTCTGACATATCATCTCCTATAGATAGACTTATTCATATATAAATATAAAATTTGTGAGAAATTGTATGAAATAAAAAACCCTCATTTAAGAGGGTTTAGTATTTAAAAGAATGAACCAGTAAAATTGTGAACAATAGTTCCAGTTTTATGGTATTGATTTAGTAATTTTTTGTAGTGTTTTTTTAATGTATTAACCACAGATGTAATGTGAGCTGTTTCAACATCTGTCATTTCTCTTATTAAAATGTATATAGCCTTTTTATTAAAATTTTCTATATCATCTCTTTGTTTCATTAAGTCAATAATAGCGTATCCAATTTTTAAATCTCTATCTTTTTTAAAAATAGTATTCATATTTGAATCAAAGTATTCTATAATTTCATTAGTTAAAGTAATGAAATCAGATTCGTAATTAGAATCCATACTCCTATGTCTATCTAATACGTCCATTTTATCGTGAGTTTTTAATTTTTTATAATTGTTATTATTATGAAGAATCAAATAGTTCTTAGCCACAACTGAAAAATAACTAAATGCTT